AAACAAGATATTAAATCAGCTTTTTTACAACCAACAATAATTAATAATAAGGTTGAAGAAAATAAAACAACTTCAATGATTAAAATTGAAACTTATGAATATAAAATAAATTTTGGAGAAAAACATAAAAATGAAACAATTAAACAAATAATTGAATATGATCCTCAATATATAATGTGGTTAAATGATAATCATATTAAAGGAATTTTTGTTAGTGATGAAATTATGAACGAATGTTTAAGAAAAAAACATACACTTGATAATTCAACACAATTATTTTCAAAGAAAAAATTTGAACCAGAAGAAGATGATTTACCTTTCTAATTTTCAAGTATAAATAATTTAAAATAATACATTATGATTTGTTTAATAATTTTCATTTGTGCTATTCTTCTAAACATTGTTAGATGTTTTAAATCAAAAAATACAAGAACAACATTTATAATGCAAATTTGTGTTGTATTATTTATGGTTTATTTTGGAATATTCATGATTCAATGGAATAAATTACCTTAAATTTTTTAAAAATACATATTAATAAATAATATAAAATAATTAATAAAATAATATAATATCATGAATTTACAAGCAATTTTCAAATTAACACTTCAAGCTAAATATAATAATTTTGAAGGAAAAACTTTCAATTGTAAAAAAGTAGTTGAATTAACTCCAGGTGCAAATACAAGTGTTGAAAAATCAGGTATTGAACTTTTCTTTTCAACCGGACATAATGGAAGAGGTAATACTATTTCAATAACAGCTGTTGATAATGGTTTAGTTGATCTTGAACTTTATGATAAGGTTAAAGGTTTAAGTGAATTTCCAGGAATAACTGAAGATGAATTAATGTTGAAATTAAAAGAATTGATTTAAATAAAAACATATTATGATTCAATTAGCATATCATGGTAGTCCTCATAAATTTACTGAATTTTCTTTTAAGAAAATTGGTACTGAAGGTGGTATAAGTGGTGCAGGATTTGGAATATATTTCTCCACAAGTAAAGCAGATGCTTTAACTTATGGAGAAAATATTTATACCTGTATGTTACAACTTAAAACAAATGTTGATAATCATAAAGTAACATTTCAACCACAAATTCTTAAAGCTATTTTAGATTCATGTGAAGCAAAAAAACGTTCATATTATGAAGTAGAATATTTTAATCATTGTCCAACTGAAGATGAAAAAGAAGAATTTATTAAAATGATATTATCTGATTTTAATTCTGATACAGAAATTCTTGCAGATATTATTGATAAATGTTTTCATGGACAATGTGGTGATTTATTAGAAATTACTGATAAATATGGATTTAGTCATACTCAGGATTTTGATAGTCCAGATTCACCTGATATTATGCACTATATTGTTTATGATTTAGATGCTATTACGATACAAAATATTGAAAATTTAAAAACAATTTAAATTCATATATAAATAAAATAATATTTTATATGACACTTGAAGAAAAAGAACAAGAATTAATTGATAAATATATTCCAATACTTATTGTATCTGGTTTTGTTAATCCTATTATTAGATTTGATATAAATTTAACTGAAGGATTTAATGAAGATTCAATAGTTATTAATTATTCTTCAATTCAAAAAAATCAAGTTAATTATAATAAAAATTATGTTCAACAAAATATAATACTTCAAATTCAAGGAGATATTATTAATCAAATATATAATGAGTTATTTACTTTTTGTACAAATAGGAATTTATAAAATAAAATATTATGGATAATTATGAAAATGAATTTTCAGAAGCAATAAAATCTTGGTTAAGTCAATCAAATTTTATTGATAACATTGTATCAAATGAATTAGGTTTTTTTGAAGAAAGATTAGATACTAATTCTGAATATTTCGATGATAAAGAATTCTTATTGAAAAATACTTGTAAGGAATTTTTTACAACATTATTTGCACTTTTTTGTGAAGAAAATGATGATCCTTCATTGGCAAATAAATTATTTGCTGATGAAACACATTCAGATTTTAAAAAAGAATTTGAAGATAAATTTGAAAAATTAATTTTGCCTACTTTATCAGAAAAATTATTGAAACATTCTGAAGTAATTACACTAATTGAAAGTAGTAATTTAAATGTTATTGATTCTTTTGGAGAACAAGATTCACTTGGAGAACAAGATTATTATCAACGTCTTGGTAATGAAGAACAACCTCCTGTTATTGAAATTGAAGAAATTGAACCAGATGAAAGAGGACGTAAATCAAAATTCAAAAAATATTCGGTAAATTATCAAATTGTTATTGATGGAGAAATTATTGAAATTGAAGGAACAATAACAGCTTTAGGTCAACCAAAATTCGATGTTGATACTGATGAAATTCAAGATGCTGATTCATATGATTATTGGGAATCACATTGGGAAGATATTGAAGAACAAATTTTTCAAAAATTTTCAGAAGAATTTTAAAAATAGAATTTTATGACAAAATCTGAATTTGAATTAGCCAGGTATAGTAATAAGTATTTATTGAAAGAGATTTATAAATCATATCTTAAATCAATTGATCCTAAGTTAATAAAACATTTCAAGGATAATTTAGATGAAAAATTTATTGATGAATTAAGAAAACATGAATCAATTTATGCTTGTTTTAAATATATTCTTGGATTAAATATATCTTTTTTCTTTATTGAAAATTTAAAAGAAATGGGATATGATATTGATGAAGTTTTAGATGATCTTAATGTATACAAATCAAAAGATTATGATCGTTCTATTGGTGTTATTTGGTCTTTACAATATAGAGATTTAAAAGATTCATTTAATATTTATTGTGAAGATGTTTTCAAGATATTTTCGAAAAGATACCCAACATTAATATTATACATGTGTCAAATTAAATTACATATAAATTGGTAAAAATAAAAATATTATGAATATAAGAGAATTTGAAAAAAAATAAAAATAATGTTGATAATTTATTGATGTTAATTTTTGATGATTATAAAAAATCAATTGACAAAGATAGTAGTTATTCTTTAGGTGATTCATTAATAACTTATGTTGGTGATTCAGAAAGTTATGTAACAATATTTGAATGTTTTAAATATGCATTACAAGAACAATTATCATTTTCATTCACTGATTCAATAAAATATATTAATCTTGATATTGATCAAGTTTTAGGTGAATTAATTGAAATGAATGAAGATGAATCAACTGGAATTATTATTTGGCAAATGATGGGAGAAGGAGCAAAGTATAATAAATTAATGAAAATATATGATGTTCAATGTGAAGAAATTATTAATATTTATCTGAAAAAATTTCCAGAAATATTTTTATCTATGATGAAAATCGAATTACGTTAATAATATTTTTCAATCAATATTTTAAGTAAAAAATGGATATATTCTTATATAAAGAGTATATCCATTTTTTAAATTTAAACCATATGAGTACTGTTAAACAATTACAAAATAAAATTGAAAATCGATTAAATAAAGTAAGTACATTATTTCAAGAATGTATTGAATTACGGAAACAAAAAAATTTATTAAATGATTATTATGAAATTGAATCTAAATGTCGTTTAGATTATGGTGGCAATACTTCTAATTTAAAAGGAAAGAAACAAACAGTAATTTTAGGTTATTGTTATTCTCATACAGATGATTTTGTTGATGAAGATAGTGGTGAAGTAGTATCGATAAAAAGAAGTTTAATTTGTAGTGTTAATGGTGAACCTTGTAATGAACATGGTAAATTATTTGAAAATATGAATTATGGTGAATTAATTAATTGGATTTAAAAATGGGAAAAAATATATCCGAATATCTTGATTTTCAACCTGATGATTTAGGAGTAAGACAAATAGTTGATAAAAGAGATTCAGCAATATTATTAAGTGGTTCAATTATATATAGAACAACAACAAATAAAGGTACTGGTTTTCAATTATTTTTAAATAAAGATGAATATAATAAAATTAAACAATCAAATTTAAATGGTTTATGTCATGTTCATTTTTATGGTGGAAATTATATTTGGTTACCTGAACAATCATATTTAATAATATCAATTTGTGAATATATGGGTTGGATTAATAAAAACAAATAAATGAAAAATTTTGATGTTCGACAAGCATCTGGTGATGCAACAAATGGATTTATTGCTTTTCTTAATGGGAAGAAAATTGAAGACAATCCACATAATAAAGAAATTCCATATAAAGATTGGTGTGCTGGTTGGAGAAATGCCAAAGATGCAACAAAAGAACAAATAATATATTTTAAATGGATTTATTCAATTAATGATTAAAAATACAAAATAAAAATGGCTATTCAGAAACAAGATTCAGTTGAAATAAAAAAACGTGGAGTTAAATCATTTTTAAATACAGAAGTTAGAGATTTTGCAAAATATGTTATTGAAACAAGAGCATGTCCATCAATAATGGATGGATTAAAAGTTGGTGCAAGAAAAATAGTTTGGGCTGCTTTAAATGGAGATTTAAAAAATCAAGCAAAAGTTAAAATGCCTTCACTTATTGGTGACGTTTTCAAATTACATTATAATCACGGAGATGCTTCATTAGTAAATACTGTTGTGCAATTATGTTCAACTCATACATATAAATATGCTCCACTTTCTGTTATTGGACAAATTGGAACATTACGTGTTCCTAAATGTGATACAGCTCCAAGATATTTGCATGTTAAAAAAACACCTTATATTGATTTTTTTAAAACAGATACTGAATTATTAGAACGTTTAACAGATGATGGAGATTTAGTTGAACCAAAATATTTTTTACCAATAGTTCCTATTGTATTACTTTGGAGAACAAATTCACCAGGATTTGGATTTTCTTTTCGTTCATTTTCATATGATTTAAATTCGGTTATTGATAATTGTGTAAAATCAATTACTCAAGGAACTTGTGAAACAGATATTGATGAAATTCCATTAGTGCCATTTGTTGAAGGAATAAAACAAGAAAATATTATATTTAATGGAAATAAAAATTCATGGTATAACGTTGGTGAATATGAATTAAATTTAGTTACTGATAATTTAATGGTTACTGATTTACCATTTGATGTTAGTTTTGAAAATTATGATGAACATTTACATAATCTTATTGAAAAACAATATATCATAAGTTTTACAGATTTAAGTATGGATGGTAAAATTCGTTATAATATTCAATTTGCTAAAGGAAGATTAAAATTATTGTCATCTGATAAATGGAAATTCTTCACAAATATGAAATTGTTTTCAAAGGTCATGAAAAATACATTAAATTGTATTGATGCTGACGGTAAAACAATTTTAAATTTTGAAACACCTTATGCTCTTATTGATTGTTTTATTAAAAAACGATTAGTTTTCTATCAGAAAAGAAAAACAAGAACAATGGAAGTTGTTAGTGCTGATATTATGGATTTATCTAATAAAATTAGGTTCATAAAAATGGTTATTAATGATGAATTAATTATTAATAAAAGAAAAATTGTTGATATTAAAATTGATCTTGATAAATATAAATTACCATATGATGTTCTTAAAATGAACATTGATAAACTTACTATTGAAGAGATTGAAAAAATGGAAGATAAACGAGATGAATTAATGACTTATCTTGAATATATCAGAATTACTCCAATAAATGAAATGTATGTTCAGGATTTGATTTTATTTAAAGAAAAATTTTCTAAAATCAATAAATAATAAATATATTTAAAATAGAAAATATATGCAATCAATACAAAGAATAAATGATTTTTCATTATTGAAATTTGCTGATACACAAGTAAATAATGATTTTTGGAAAATTAAATCGGAATTAAATTTAGTTAATAATCAATATCTTATAAATACTGATATTAATAATACTATTTGGTCTGAAGGATCTTCAAAATATCAACATATATTGAATAAAACTTTTAGTAGTGTTCCATTATTTATTCCAAATGAAGATAGTATTATTATTAATTCATTAACTACTGATGTTCATTTAGTATTAAAACAAAATTATCATTTAGAAACTCCATTGTTTGGAATACATGTTATTATTAAATCATCAAAAACAAATGAAATTTTAATATCGAAAATTGTTAAACAAGAAGAATTTGTTATTGTTCCTGAAGTACTTATTATTGATGGTTCACATTGGACTGTTGAAACAATATTGCAAATACCAACAACAGATGATATTTTAATGTGTCAAATTACAGAAATTTTATTATCCGATACACAATCAGATATAACAAATACTGGACTTATATTAAATTTTCCTTTTGATTTTGTTGTATTGATTAGTGAAAAACCATTAGATGATAGAATAAAAACAATATTATCTTTTGATGAAAATCAATTCCTTAAAATAGAATTACAAACTAATGAAAATAAAAGTGTTGAACAATCATTATTAGATTCATTTGAATTGACAACAGCACAAATAGGTATTTCACATATTATTAATTATGGTACAATAACATCAGGATATTTAAATAATGTTATTAGAATTTCAGATGAAGTAAATAAATATAATTCAATTATTCTTGGATTAAATTTATTATCATTATTTACACAATATCCTAATGAACCTGTATATATTTTTGTTTCAACTGAAATTTTAATTGATGGAAAATTAGTAAAAAGAGATGCTCAAATACAAACAACATCATTAATTGTTAATCCATTAATTCAAGCACAGATTGGTGAAATAATTTCAAACAGAACTGATTATCCTGTTCAAGTTATTCAACAAAATAATGTTACAAATACTATTATTGAAGCTAAAAAAGAAACAAAAATAGTTTCAATACTTCAACCAATATTTATGGATTTTGTTAAAGATGATATTATTTTTGAACCAAAAAATATTTATTTTAATAATGTTACAAAACAAACTTATTTGAAATTTATTGCTATTAATAATGATTCAGAACAAGTACAATTAAGTAAAATTACTTCTGATGGAAAATATTATTTTGATCTATCTGAATTTAATACAATTTCAATTAACACTACTTATGAATTATGGAATGCAAATTCACTTAATTTAATTGGAAAAGGAAATGTTTTACTAAAATAAATAAACAAAAAATCACTCAATATAATTGCAAAAAACAGGATATATTTTATATGTATTCTGTTTTTTTTTTCTTTTAAACAAAAATTATGGCTCAAAATATATTGACTGCAATTGATATTGATATTAATCAAAAATCAATTGATAAACAGATAGAAGAAAATATAATACTTTTCAATAAACAAAGATTAAAGAAAAAACTTAAGGATATTAGAGATAAACTTAAAGTTGATTTTCCTGATGATGTTGATAAACAAATATTGTCAAAAGATAGTATTAAATTAATAACAACTGAATTAATTACAGATACAGAAGCTAATGAATTTAGAGTTAATCAAAAAGAAATTATTTTATCTACAAAAGATAATCATTATATATTGAGACAAACAATTCAAGATTTAAATGAATTGAATGAATTTTCAGCAGAAATTGAAAGAAATGAAATACAAAAAGTAGATAAATTTTTATCTTATGCTGGTATTTTATATTATAGTTTGAATAAATTACCATTATTTCAAAATATAATAAAAATTCGTCGTGAATCAATTATAGAATATATTAAATCTTATTCAAATAAAAAATTATCTTTCAATACTGATTCATTAAATATTTTATTAAATATTCGAGAAATTTATAAAATAGATAAAACAATTGATGATATTGAATTATATGAAAAATTTGAAATGGAATCAAATATTGATATGTCAAATAAACTATCAGATATTTGTTTTAAAAAAGTTTCAAAAGGTGAATTATCAAACAATATTATTAATGATTTTGCACAAAAATTAAATGTTATTACTCGATTAGCAAAAACTCAGATAATAAGTAATAAATTATTAGGGATATTTCTCAGCAATAAATTTATATCAAATAATTATGTTACTTGTTTTAAAACAATGTATTCTAATAATATTAATAATGAAAATATATATTGTACTCGAACTATTGGCGAATTATTGTTTGAAATAACTAATGAAGAAAATAAATTAATTGATAAACAATTTAAACAACAAATTTATTTATGTTATGATGGTACAAGACCAACATCAGAAGAATATTATAAATGGAATGGTTTACAAGTTTTTGATATTGACTTAAAAGAATGGACAGGAAGTATTGATTTATTAAAACAAAAAATGTTTGATTATTTACAAGAATTTAATTGGTTTTTGTGGATATGTAAATCAGCTTCAGGAAAAGGTATACATGTTTATTCTAAAGTTACTCCTCCACATCATGTTTATACTGACATTAAAAATAATAATTATATTTCAAAATATTGGTATAAGGTAAATTATCAAACAAAAGTTTCAATTGTATATGATATTTTATATCGTTTAAATAAAGATTCAAGAAGTAACATAAATTTTCCAAATAATTTTTTTAGCGAAGAATCAAATTATTTTGAATTAACAAACAAAATATTTGTTAATGGAGAACCAAAACTTGTTGGTGTTGATAATACTGTTGGTAGAATAACATCAGGTATTCGTTTAACATATGATGAATCACCATTAATAAATCATAATTTTGTTGATTTACATGTTGGATTAAATTTATCACAAACATTAGATGGTTTTAATTATAAGGAAACAATTGAACGAGTATTATTAAGAGAAACACCAATTGCAAGAAAACATATTAATATTATTGATAATGATTTAGCAATTGATACTGTTGAAAATATGGATAATAATAAACCAGTTGAAATTGATTTATCAAAATTCATATCTTTAGGTATTGATATAAATGATGTTAAATCTTTACCTCGTTCATCAATAAATTATCAATTAAGATATAATATTTGTAATACATTAGCAGCTGTTTTTGGAAAAGACGGATTATCAATGGCTCATACTATATTGGATTCAGCAGGTTGTAAGAATGTTAGTGAAATAAATTCTTTTTATTCTTGTGCAATATCGAATGGAAAAAATCCATCAAAATATGGTTTAGATATTTTGAAAAAATGTGGAATTATTAAATCAATTGAACCTGAATTAAAAGAAGTTGTTGATAGTAATTTTAAATCAGGTATAAGAAAAGCAATTAATAATTCATTAAATAATAAGTTAAGTAAATCAAAAATTGAATTAGGAAATAATGAATATATTTCAGATAAAAAAGATATTGTTTTAGACCCATTCAAAGGTGGTATAACCAATGATAAAATAAATATGATTTTCTCCCCACCAGGTACTGGAAAAACGGAATTCATTAAAACATTGGCAAAACAAGGAAAACGTATTTTATTAGTTTTACCTTACATTTCAGTTATTAAAAACAAGATTGAAACAGATTCCGAAGTAATGGAATTATTTGAATGTTTCTACGGAAGTAAAGATATAAAAACAATTGAATATGGTATTAATGCTGTTACTACTTTTGATAAATTTGCTCGAGCAAATTACGAGAAATTATCTAAAATGTTCGATTTCATTTTCATTGATGAATCGCATTTGTTGTTCACTTCTTCATATAGAATTGAAGCTACGTCTAATGTTATTAAAAAAATAAAAGAATTATTTTTCATATCTTCTAATGATCCTTTTTCAGCAAAATTATGTTTACTGACAGGGACTGAAACAGGAGAAAGCTATTTTTTTGGTACTGTTGCAAATATTATCAGAATAAATAAAAAATCATTAAATAAAACTATGGAATTTTTAATTTGTGATGATGTTCTTGATGCAACAACTCGTCTTGCAAATAAAATTTGGAATCTTATTAACGAAGGTTATAAGATACTTATTCCAACAAATAAAGGTGAAATATATTCGGAGAAGATTATTGGAATGGCTGAATATTTATTACAAAGACCTATTAAATATGGTTATTATAAACGTTCAAATACTGAACAAGAAATTTGTCGTTTAATTAATGATGATAATACTGTTGGAGATTATGAAATAATATTTTGTTCAAATTATCTTAGTGTTGGTGTTGATATTAATGATGGTGGAAAAAATAATGAAGAAGTTAAATTTGCTTCAATTTATCTTGGGCCATTTTCAGGATATGAAGTTGAACAATTTAATGCTCGTGTTCGTAAATCAGGAATAAGAAGTATTTATTGTATTCAAACTGAAAAAAGTGATGGAACAACAAATGATTTATTACTTGAGGAACCAAATTTATTATTAAGAATTACACAAGAAGATAAAGAAAACTTTATTGATGATAAAGCTATTGCAAGTGCAAAACAGGAATTTTTAGCTCAATATGATCCTGTCTTACATAAAATAACAACTCCAGGTTTTTCATATATAAATGGAAAAATTCGTTTTAATCTTGAGGAATATGAATTAACTTCATTTGAAACAAAGTATAATGAATGTATGCAACATCCTGTTAAAGTTGCAAGAGAACTTGATAAATATGGTTATATTGTAACAGTAAGTTCTGAATTTGATGGATTAGAATTAGTTCAACAAGAAGAACTTAAAAAAATCGGAATTGCTGCGGCTAAAGAAGAAAAGATTAAAAAACATTCACTACTTGTTGGTACTTTTGTTGAATTGATTCAAAAAAATTCATATATAAATTCAAATGGATTAGAATTTACAGATGTAATTGGTTGGATAGGTAAACATTCCGATATTATTATTGAAAATAGAAATTTAGAAGAATTCATAAAAATTGAATTTGATATTTTTGCTACTCCAGTATCAATTGAAGTTAAATCCAAAGAAGCTCTCGATGCAATGTATAAATCAGCAAAATATTTAATATCAAAATATTCTGTTACAAAAGCATTGGATATTATTAATCAATATGTTGATGATGTTGGTATTTTAAAACAAAAGAATTTCAAACGAGCAATTAACTTATTGAAATTAGTTGAAAGTTCAGATGCAAATGAGTTAGCATTACCGATGACTAAAATATTGGAAAAGATGTATGATTTTGTTGATGAGTTTGAAATTAGTAAAGATTTTAGAATCGGATATAATACATATAAATCAACTGTTGAAAATTGGACAAATACATATATCGATATGTTGGGTATTTCAATTAATACACAATATGCTTTTCAAAAGGTTGAAGATGGAATAACTGAAATGCTTGCTGATATTGCAACTAAATCAACAGGTAAAAATGGAATGAGATTTAGTTATAATAAAATGCCTGATCAGGATTCGAGCAACGTAATGAACAGACGAAGTGTAGATAGTATGATCGAAAGAATGTTCCAAATAACTTCAGATACAATAAAAACAAATAGAACAGCAAGACAAAAACATATTGTTTTACAAACACAAAATTTTTAATTATATGAATAAAAAATTAATGAGATTTAAAGCACTTGCAAGTATTAGATGGATTAACAAATCTATGGGGTTTGCTCAAATGTGGTTTGCTTCATTAACTGTTGGTGAACAATCAATAGTTAAAAAATACTGCGAAAAATTAAATTTTAGAAACAATATGTTTTTATCATATTATGAAAATATTGTTTTATGTTGGTTTTTATTTAAAGATTCATTAAAATAATATATTATGAAATTAACAATTGAAATTGATGTTGAAATTGTTGACAAATTTGAACATTCAGATACTGTTGCTTGTATATATTATCCTAATGAAGGAAATGTTATTCAACTTGTTAAAGGAGAAAATACTGTTGAAGTTAGTACTTCAATACATCATGAGATTGGACACTTATTGGATTATTATCTTTCAAATGAAAAACAATCTAAAAATGTTGAAATTAGAGAACTCAATGCAATTAATATTGGTGAATCATTAAGATTCAAAGAATCAAATTCAGAACTTAATAAAGATCTTTTACTTACTGAAGATATTCTTTTAAGACTTGGTTGTACTGAAGATATTAAAAATGTTATGAGTTATGAAGATAAAATACATAATGCCAAATATTATACACTTGATTATAAATATCATATTCGTTTTTGTGATAATAATTTTTATTTAATTCAAAGAAGAGATATTACAAAAGATGCTTATGTTTCTTCATATGTTATAAAAAAACTTATTCGTCTTGATAGATTTGTGGAATTATATTATCAATTAACTGACAAAGAATTAAAATTAAATGGATAATTTTGAACAAGATATTGTTGATTTACGTGATAAATTATTGTGGAAAGCAAGATCATATTATAAAAATGATATATTTGCTGCTGAAGATTTAGTTCAAAATGTTATGTTGAAAATGTTAGAAAATAAAGATAAGTTTGAAGAAGGTACAAATTTAACTGGTTGGGCTTATTTTATTTTGAAAAATACATTTATTAATGAATATAGAACATCTGTAAGACATGGGAATGAACTTGAACTTGATTCAGATCGATGTTCAAATATTCAAACAGTTGATGCTGATAGTTATATGAGAGAAAATGATATTTTGAAACTAATAGATAAAATTGAACCTGAATATGGTGAAAGTTTCAATTTACATTTGGAAGGTTTTAAATATTATGAAATTGCTGAACAAATGGAAGTTCCAATTGGAACAGTTAAAAGTAGAATTTTTTTAGCAAGGAAAAAATTAAAAGAACAAATTAATTTAGATGCTGATAAATTAAATCAAATTATTAATGTTGAACAAGGATATGTATATGTTCCTGAACCAGAATATAAATCAAATACAATAATTAAAAAAATAATTAAAAATACTATGGGAAATTATAAAGTTGATATGACTAAAAATATTAAAAATGTTCTTAAAATAATTTTTGATAAAAGTAATAATGAATGGATAAATACCAAAGATTGTTCATTAGGTAAAATTTATTTTAATAATGGTTTTGATAATAATTGGGGTGCAATATTCAATAAATATCTTAAAACAAGTAAATTTTTTGGTATTGAAGGTGACAAACGAGTTGTTAGATTTAGATGTTATAATGCTGAAACTCCTGATTATGATATATTAGCTAAAGAAGTTATAAAATTTCGAGAAGATAATGATGATACTTTCCATACTAAATTAAAAACAAAAACAATAACGAAAAAAGAACAACTTGAGAAAGAAGCAAATACAATAAGAATTCCAAAAATAAAAGTTGAAAAAATTGAAAAATATTTTGAAGAAAAAGATGAAAGGGAATTTGGTGAAGTAAGACATCCTGTTAAACAACAAGAAATAAATGATGTATCTTGTGGATTTGTTGATTCAATTGAAGATGAAGAAAAAATATTTGAAGATGAAGAAAAAATATTTGAAGATGAAGAAAAAATAGAACAAAATACATATGGTGAAATTTTTAAGAATGTAGAAATTGAACAAGAAGTAGATAAAAAATTTAGGACATTTTGTGGAGATAAAACTACTGTATTTGAAGTTGCATTAAAAAATAATGAAGAAAAACTTCAAGTTGAACCTGATAAAAATTTAATCAATATTAGAAATTATTTCAATATTGATGAATCATGTTATGGTATTTATTTTGGAAATATAATGGAATTTAAAGTTTCATTAGTACAAAGAAAAGGAAAAGTATATTTACATAATTTGGAAAATGAAAAACATGATGCAATATTATACGATGTTTGTATTTGTGATATATTTGAAACTCCTGAAAAATTAGTTAATTCATTAATCAATAATTGTATATTTTTAAATTAAATATATTATGAAAAATATTAAAGAAGAAATTGAAAAAACGGTAAAGTCTTGTGAAATAGTATACATGGTTAATAAACATTTTGATAGTAATTCAACAAAAGAAATGATTGAAGAATTAGTTATGAAAATAGTAAAACTATTTGAATCAAAAAATATTGAAAAAGTTGAAAAAAATATAAAACAAATAATACATACTCATGAAAAAATGTCGGAAATTTATAATATTCCGGATACAAAATGTGTTATAGATATTGAATTTGCATCGGGCTTTAAAAATTTCGAATATTTTGAAAATGATATTGAAAAAGATCATATTATTGTTAGTGTTGAAGAATATAATGCTGTTGTTTTAAGAAGATCAAAATATGAGAAAAATATAAAGCTTATAAGTAAATTTGATTTATCTACTGAACATCAATTAAAAATAATTCAAGATTCATTCGGAAAGACTCAATCAGAAATTAATAAGTTATTCGATATTATTTCTGTAACATATCCATATCTTAGTGAAATTTTAAAAATAGATTTAGTTGAAGATATACTTATTTGTAAAAATACTTATATTAATAAACCAATAGCATATTGTGTTGAATATGTTATTGAAAATAATAAAAAATATCAGAAAATTGAGTAATAAAAACAATCCATAATATGTGTATTTTAAGGATATATTTAATATAAGAAAAAATTAAAATCATATATTATGGAATTAAATAAAGGTGAATTTATTGAACGTGCTACAAAGTTAATTGAAGAAAATAATGAATTAGGTTTGATCATTTTATGCACAGTAAATAAGAAAAAAGTATCTACTGTTGATGACAGACCAACTCAGATGAAAAAATTAACAGCATATGTTAAAAAAAATTTTTATACTGGTAGTTGTGATGATTTATGGAATTTTATTAAAAAACGTGATTAATTATGGAAAATTTGAAAGCAACTATTTGTTTACAAAAACGTGTTTTAGATGTACTTTTAAGAAATGCTAATTTTTATCTTAATAAAGATGAAAGTGAAAATGATAGAAGTGAACGAATTAAAAAGATTGAAACTGACTTCGAACGAGTTGATTTAATAATGTCTAAAATTCATATAGGTGATGTATTTCTATTGGAAGATTGTGATGGTGGTTTTGAAATGAATTGGTTTGAACAAAAAGTAACTAATATAATTGATAAAAAACTTGGAATAGTTGAATGTATTGAACCAAATACTTTTAATGGTCATTTATATACTAAAAAAATATATATTTCATCAATGATTACTGAAGAAGAATTTAATATCAAATTTCCACAAAATACGAAATTAAATGGAAAAAAATAAATATGGTTTTCAAAAATTAAATTTAGATCAAATATTATTTGGAGGTATTGTTAAAGTTGAATCTGATGAAAAAATATGTTTATACTGTGGTTATGTTTTAAAAAAATCAAGTTTTTATAAACATGAAAAAACAAAAAAACATCAAAAAGAAAAACAAAAATCTAATGAAATTTTGTTTAATAAAATTGAAAAGAAACAACAAAGAAAAATTGATAAACAAGTAAGTGAATCTATTTTCAATAAAAAATAATATTATGTCTGATAATAAATTAGAAAAAATTGCTAAAACTTATGGTAAATTTTATGATTTAAATCAATCACAAATAGCTGATACTTCATTACCAGATGATATGTGTTATTGTATTGTATGTGATAAAACTTTGAAAAGGACAAGTTTAAAACGTCATCTAAAAACAAAAATACATAAAATTAATTATGATGAGTTTATGATGAATTATGAAAAAGATACTTATGTTTTTAATCATGATGTTGAGAAAGCATTAGAATCAGATTTATATGTAATTGGTAGAAAAATTCAAATTACTGAATGTAAAGCAACTGGTAAAATATTTTCAAATTTAATTCCTGATAGTATACATGAAATTTGTGAACCAATTAAAGGTTATAAAAATAATTCAAAAGGTTTTTGGGTTTTAGGTAGTAATGGAGAACCTGTTAGAATATTAATGAATGAATTTAAATTTATTTGAAATGAGAAAATCAGGATATTATTGGTGTAAATCTAAAGAAGATTCATCATGGGAAATATATTTCTTTAATGAAAATTTTAATTTATTTTTATTAAATGATATTGAATTTGAAGAAAAGGAATTTTCTAAAATTGATGAAAAACAAATTGTAAGAAAAGAAAAATTAAGATGATAACAATTAAAAGAATATTTGTGAGACAACGTTTTAAATCATTTTTTAAATTATTTTTCAAAAGAAGAATTTTATATACTCGTTCAGAAATGGAAGATATTTATCTTACCGGAATCAAAGAAGGTAAAAAAGAAATGTTGAGAATAATTGGAGCAAGTATTGATAATGTTGGAAATGATATGGCAACAAAATTCGATGAAGTTATTGAAAAATTTAATTAAATAAAACATGAGAAATATATTATTGTGGAAAGAGTGTAAAGACTTCCTGTTTGAAAATATTGAAGAAAAAGCATTTACAGATAAATCAGTTATTGTTAGTCAATCAGTACATAACATATTGAGAGTTGTTCGAGGAATAAGAAATTTAGGTTCAAAAGTTGCTTATATTTCTTCACCAATTACAACAGGTAAATTATATTATGAACATTTATTTTCTGGAAACAAAATAAGTACTAAAGATTTAATTGAAGATAATTTAAATATTGTTCTTCAAGGTCTTCAAAAATATGTTTTTAAAATACCACATATTGTTCCAGCTTTGTTTTGTCCTGTTCATAAAGATTGGGAACAACTTCAATTCATGTATTTATGGTATTCTATAATTGGAGAACAATGTACTGAAGTAAGATTTTTTGATGATTGGTATTACAGTACTGGGTGTATTCAAGAATTTACACATTCAAAACAATTGTTACTCGGTAATATATCTGTTGGTAAAATATTATATATGAATCCTAATGAATCATTTGAAGAAAATGATATTAGGATGAAAAATATTAAAACTAAAACACTGGAAGGATGTTTTATTTCAATTGATGAAGGATTGGAATTAATTAAATTCACAAGACAATTGTTAAGAGAACATAGTATTAATACTGATATTATTAATAAATGTATTGATATATTAAATGAATTAGATGAACTTGGATATGAATAAAATTTTAATTCAAATCATATATTTGAAATTTTAAGGATATATAAATAAAATAATTTTATGAGTAATTCAAATGCTGAAAGTTCTTGGAATAAGTTATTGAAAGATTGTAAAATAACACTTATTGATAAAAGTGAAAATATTGAATATACTGGTATTTTTGACCATATTGTTTTTAATTCTTATCTAAATTGTAACTGGATTGAATGGAATTTTAATGATAATCGTAGAATTTTAACAAGTTATGCATTTAAAGTTAAATGGATTGATATTGATGGTATTGAACATGAAAGATAATGTTAATAATGACTGATTCAAAAAATGATTTAGGATATAATATAAGTTCAGATTTAGATTTGAATGAAAAAGTAATGATTATTAAAGATACTTTTTCTTATGAACAAAAGAAACAATACATTGAAAATATTGGTGATTATTTATCAAATAATTTTTCGAGACTTGATGGTTTTGATTATAGATGGAACTCATTAATAACTTCAACTCCACTTTTATTTGAAGATATTGATTATTTAAGATGTCGTCAGTATATTAATAATTCAATAACAGAAAAAGAAATTGAAGCATACAAGTCAGGTCAGTTAAGAGAACTTTATGGTACTTTTGAAAATATGCTTGTATGTAATTTACAGTACTATGATAGAATAATGTCATTTTGTACTATGGTATTTTTACATTATATTCGATTATCTGATGAAAATTTAACTTCACAAAATTTAGAACAAATTCCTTACATATTTGACATGACACCTACTCAAATCTGGTGTTGTGCTTTATCCAATATAAATTCAACTGAATGGGAATTAAATTATGCATGGCAAATCAATAATGTTAATATTGAATTTTTAAAATGCAAGAATAATGATAAATCTATTTTTGAATTAAATTGGAAAAAATTATATTGCAATACATTGTTCAGTACATTTTTAGAATATTCTGCATTAAGATGTGGAACTCAAGGATTTAGAGAAACAATAATAGCAGATAAAACTTCAAATAGAAAATTATCACAAGTCTGTTCTAAATTCACTCGAACTTCAACAGCAATTAATTCAGATCAACTTTCATCGCTTGTTGATTACATAACAGAACAAGATTATATAAATCAAAAACTTTATAATGTTTTATTTGACAACCTTAAGAGGATGTTTAATAACGATGAAACTCAGTTTGCAATTTATGTTTTTAATTCAGAATTTTTCATACATACATCTAAATTCAGTATGAAAGTTTCACGAAGTGAAAATGGAAAAATAACAAAAGATTATTTGGCAAATTCTTATGAATGTTTTGCAGCTGAAGAACATTTATTTGGAAGTATTAAAACACAAATTGAATGGTCAAGATATAAATTACCAAATGAATTTGAAAATGATAAAAATATATTGTCAACATTATTACTACAAATGTTGAAGGAAAATTATAAACAAATCATTTGTATTAAGAGAATGAATGAATATGGTGTATTATCTAAAATTTCATTTTCAGGTGTTTTTAATAATGTTTATATTAATGAAGAATTAATGTTTAATAATAGATGTATAAAATCATCTAAAGTTTGTTTATCAAAAGAAAATGCTGCGAAGTATATTATTGACAGAGGTTATTATATAGTTGGAACAGAAACAGATGTTTTTGAATTAGTTACAATTACAAAGTTATCATTAATAAATCATTATTCAAATTATTGTATTCCTGTTATTCAACATATGTCTGAAATAATAACTTTGCATAATTTATCTAAAAATGATATTATTGATGTTGTTTGTAATGGTATTTTAAATCCAAATAAAATAAATAATCCAAATATCAAATATACAAACATGAAATCTGAAATTAATCCTAAACGGATTATGCAATCAATGCAAGATAAACAAAAAAATATTTTGGAACAAAATAAGAAAGGTTATTGGAAAGCTATATCTGAATAAGTGCTGAATAATAAAAATAAATAAAATAATTATGGAAAAATATGTTAAACTTATGAGTTTGCGAGGAACATTTGATTTTACTTTAAATAATCCATTTAGCATTTATGTTGAATTAACAATTACACAATGGCATAAGGAAATTGATGCTTTTAATAATATATTATTAAATACTTTGAATTAATGGAAAAGAAAATTTATAATTTCGTAACAAATTTTGAAAATAAAATAAGAAATTATTATGTTTTAGGTAATTCATTATGTAATTGTTTAATAACTTTCGATGATTTATTTATTGATGGTTTTAAAGCAAAATGGTTAATAGATGTTATTGAAATTCCTAAAGATAAATGGAATATTATTCAGGTTCAAAATAAAAAAGATTTTCACAAAACATTTCAAGTACTTGCATTTAAATATAAAAGATCAAGATTAGTTTGTATGGAAATTAGTTTTCTTGAATATTATCATTATGGTAGTTGGTATAAATGGAAACATAATGACGGATGTTTAACAGAAACTTGTCCAATATTAAATAAGAATACAAAGATTGGTAGTCAAAATTGTGTTGAATGTGAAAATCAAATTGATTATGATTATTATAATGAACATATTACTTGTCACAAATTAAATCATTATTTAAAAACAGAAGAACTTAAAGAGTATCAAAAATAAATTAAATGGAAAATTTACCTATAATAAATGAAATTAGAATAAGTTCAATCGAACTTTTAAATGGAGTTTATATTTGTTCTGGAAATGGACATATAGAAACTATTATTCCTGAAAAGTTTCCATTAGAAATTAAAGAGTTGATGAAAAAATTTAATCTTACTTGGATTTGTTTTAAATATGATTATATAATTCAATTTCAAACAACTAAATTTACTTTATCTGAAGTTGATATTACTAATTTAAAAGATGAACCTTCATCTGATATTGCTCGAAATATTATTGAAGTATTGTTAGGTAAAACTTTCAATCAATAATTATGATAAAATATGGATATATTAATAAAGTGTAAGTTATCTATATAAAATAATTAAAATGGAAAATTTTTGTCAACGTATACGTGAAAGAGCTGAAATAATTGGAATTAATTTATCAATTAGTCAACAACAAACATATAATAAATATGTTAATCTTCGTATTGAAGATGGAGTACATGTTAATGATGCTTTAGATTCAGTTTATTTATTGATGAAAAATGACTTTATATGTAATAAAAATTCACAATTAAATAATATTGTTGAAAAACAAGATATTGTTGAAAAATCAAATATTAATTACTTTATTGAAAAGTTTGATAATAAGTTGGAATTATTACGCAAATATCATGATAATTTAAAAGCTCATTATAATCAAGAATTATCTGATGATCAAAATATATTGTTCAGAGCAAAAGAAGCAATTTATATTGATATATTGAGTGGATTGAAAATTATTAAAAGCAATATTGAAAATTATTTAAAATAATATAACATTATGAGTCAACAAACACAATTTAAAGAAAATTTAACTTTTAGTACTGAATTACTTGAAGAAATTAATGTTTCAATTATTAAGAATTTACCAGAACAAGTTGGAAATGTTTTAAAAGAACTTTTAATAAAAGGTGAAGAAGATGCTGAAGAATTAAAAAGAGTTTGTGAAAATTATAACAAACTTAATGATAAATATTTGGCACAAGCAAAACAATTAAATGAATACATTGTTGAAGTTAAAAACATAAATGCTTTGACTGAAAAATTAGTTAATCTTGAAAAAAATATTATTGAACGTGAATTAAAATTGGATAAAACAATTCTTGAAATTAAATTGGAAGAGTCTGAAAAAAGAGCAGTTGAAGCTGTGAGTATTGTTGGAATGGTTTTCAAAAGTCCTGTTTATAAGAAGAACATTTCTGAAACAGTTTTCAATACACAACAATATGATAATAATGGAAAACAACATACGGTTAATAATGGTGGTTTTATAAGTGAAACTTCTGTAGAAGAATAAAAATTCAAACTTAGTTTGAAGCAAGTTACGGGGATAACATATGGTTTGTCGACAAAACCTGATGAGGAAAATTTAAAATCGTGAAACGAATTTTAAATTTTCCAGTTCCGAGTGGAACTTTGGAAGTCCGTTACTTCCTATCCCCACAAAATAAAATAAAAATAAAATGGAAAAAATTGAATTGTTTATAAAAGTTTATGAAGATGAACTATCTGATTTGGGAAGAATAAAAAATAAAACCAAGAAAAACGAAAAAGAAATTGAATTGATTGAACAGTTCATATCTGAATTAAAAGAAATTGGAGAAGAACATGATAAAATTCTTTTAACAACAATTAGTACAACTAAATTATTTACTGAATAATGGAAAATGAAAAAAGTAGAATTATAGTTGATGTTGAAAATTTTGAACTATGCCCTATTGAAAAACATCGTGAAAATTTAATACGTTTAAATATTAATTCATATGTGGAATTAGAACGATTGTATGTACAAGCAATACAGACTAAAGAAAGAATGTTTGTATATTGTTGGAATCCAGCATTATCAAAATATCTTGTTAAAGATTTAGATGGATGTCAACATATGTGTAATCCTTTTACTATTGAAAGAGAAAAAAACTTAAGATAATTTATTAAATAACTTGAAACTAATTTAAAATCAACTCAAAATGAACAAAATTTTTTTTATTTTAATCTTGTTTTCTATTGGTCATTTTCTTGCTGACTGTGTATTTATCACAAAAGAAATGATTGAATCTAAAAAATTTGCTGTTAAAATTTTTCCACTTTTTCAACATGCCATTATTCATGGTTTTTTCATAACATTAATTTTAATTTGTTTTAAACTTGATGTTCAAACAAGAACAATAACTTTTTGTTTTATTACTTTTACACATTTCATGATTGATTTATGTTTTGGTTATATTAATAGAACAGAAAATTATGATATTGTTAAACAAGATAAAATCTTATTTCGAGCAAGAACTGAAATGAAACAAACATTTCATTATATTTGTGCTATTTTAATTGCAAGCTATGTTTATAATCAAATGTAAAAATAATTAAAAATAAAATAATATGTTACATTGTAAAGTATTTAATTGCTTACCTATTGATCTTGAAGAAGAAGTAAATGAGTTTTTGGATAATATTGAAATACATATATTACATCAATCACAAACTGTTAATGTTGGTGATAATATAGTTTGTTTAACTTTAACTTATTTTGAAGAATAATATATGACAAAATTATATATTAGAATAGGAGAAATTCCTGAACAAGAATTGAATCATAAATTTTCTGATGATTTAAAAGCTTATTCAGGAATTTCTGTTTTTGAGTGTTATCGTGAATTGAATGAAAAAAATCAATTCGAGTATAAAATAGTTCTACCTTCAATTGAATCAGATATAAATGTTTTTTATAATTTACAATTAAATATTGAACTTATTGAAAAAGGTTTAAGTAAAGTTTATTGTGTTAAAGGTTTGGAAGTTAATAAAGGATTATTTAATGAACCTATATTGAAAAATGTTAGTATTGAGTTTGAATTGATATTAAATTCAAATACAAAACAGTTCAAGAAACTTCTAATAAATTAAGAAAAATAAGGATATATACATTATGATACAAGTTGAAATATTTCAAGAATATCAAATCAAACTTTATTAATTTTTAAAAAATCTTTGCGAGTATGGAAAAGAAATTCGAAACTAAAGTGATTTCTGCTTTTGCTGGTCTTGGTAAAACAACATTTGCTGAAAAAAATTCAAATCGTTGTATTGATTTAGAGTCAAGTTTATGGAGTAAAATTCCTATTATGAAATTTTCAGAATTTGAAGAACAGGAGTTTGAAAATAATCCTGACTTTCCTCGAAATTATGTTGAACATATAAAATTACTTATTGAAGAACAAAAATATGAATTTATTCTAATTAGTTCCAGTATTTATGTTCAAGAAGAATTAAGAAAAAATAATATTTTTTATTATTTGATATATCCAACTATTGATAAGAAGGAAGAATATATTGAAAGATTTAAAAAACGTGGAAGTAATCAAAAATTCATTACTTGTATAACATCTAATTGGGATGAAAGAATAAAACATCATAAAGAAACAAAAAATGGTTGTATCAATATTGAAACTGAATCAAACTTTTTAGAAGATGTTTTATATTGGTTTATTCCTTGGATTAATAATGATAAACAAGAATTTATTTTAAATTGAAAACAGTATGTTGAAATTATTATTAGTACTTCAAGGATGGGGATTTATAAAAGTTGAAAATATAGATCCTGATTATATTGCTTATCAATATAAACTTAAAAATATTGTTAATGTAAATTATGTTATTATATTTCAAGTTCGTTTTCGTAGTTCAATTATTTTTGATTTTGATTTGGAATTAAATCGAATAGGAGATGATAAAACAATTTATCATGTGTTTAGAATAAATGAACAAATTAATTCAATTAATTTTAAGTTAGTTAATATAACAACTGATATTTTTACTAAAATGTTGTTTGAAAAATTGTATGTTGAAATGATGAAACAAAATCCAATTTATTTTAAAGGTTTTCCTATGTCTGTTCGGAATTTGTTTGAAATTTAAAAATTAAAATTATTTAAAGAAGAATATGAGAAAAATAAGAAAAATAAGAAAAATTAAATTTTTTGTATTTATTCATGAATCAACAAGAAAATTATTTGAATTATATCCTAAAGAATTTCAATTAGTTGGAGTTGATAAAAGTCTTTTACAATTAGTTGATTATGACAGTTTTAAAATTGATAAAAACTGTCATATTGATTTGTTCAATAAAGATGGAAAAGAAACTGCACATATTGTTGATTTTTGTGACTTGATTTTTATAACTCAAAGAAATGAAGATAATTTAATTTTGAGAACAATTAGAGTTCAACATAATTGTTGTTTTGAAATTCATGAATTTTATGAAAATAATAAAATAAAATCAAGAAAACATTGTAGTAATGGTTATATTGATACGTTTGTTAAATTTGATAAAAAAGGAGAAAATACTGATTATTTTGATTGGTCAAATGATTTTGAATCAATTACATTAAAAAATGGTAAACAAATTTCAAGAGCAATTAAAAATAAAAAATCATATGCTTTCAAAGATTTGATTGAAGAATTTAAAATTGAAAAATAATATGAAAACAAGAATAATTAGTGCTTTTCCTGGAATGGGAAAATCTTTTGTTTGGAGTATGAATATGGAAACATGTTTAGATTCAGATTCTTCAAACTTTTCATGGTTAAAAAAACCTGATGGAACAAATTCAACTGTTAGAAATCCTGAATTTCCTCAAAACTATATTGAACATATTAAACAAAATATTGGAAAGTATGAATTTATTTTTGTTTCTTCACATCAAGTTGTCAGAGAAGCTTTGATACAAGAATGTTTATTCTTTTATTTGGTTTATCCTGTTAAATGGATGAAAGATGTATTTATTGAACGTTATGAGAAAAGAAAAAGTCCTATACAATTTATTGAT